ACCGATGGTAAGCCACATATAGTATATTTTTGCATCCGACATACGCCCGCTCACTTTGAAAATTCTCCGGGGGTAAAAATTGATATTTGTCTCCGGTGATTTCTAAAAGAGTTTATGGGTTTTGGTTTGCAATCTTTCACCTCCTTACAATTGTGCCTTGTGGGTTTGCGGTCCGGCATCAACACTGTTTCTCCTTTCAGTGCTTTACCTCCTATTCTTCCATCCAAAACATTTGCAAACATCTCATAAACTCTTTTAGAAATCACCGGAACATAAAAGAGTCTCAAACAGAAAGGAGCAAAACCATATGAAAACAACGAGGGACTCGTCCGGCGGAAGGGTCGGAAGGCCCGCGTTGACGCCAGAAGCAAGAGAGAATCAGATGATCTCTTACGCTGTGGATTTGGCCGAAAAGCAGCTTCGAGAAGGTACTGCATCCAGCGCTGTTCTTTGCCATTATCTGAAGCTTGCAGATAGTAAGGCTCGTCTCGAGCGAGAAAAGCTGGAATCCGAGAACATGCTTCTCAAAGCAAAGACAGAAGCATTGAAGGCTCAGGCACATAACGACGAAATGTTTGCCCAAGCCATCGCCGCCATGAAAGAATATTCTGGACATGGAAATGACGATATTTTATGAGATAGAAAACGCCCGATAGGGCATACACTCTACCGGGTGTTTGACTTTATGCGTTGTTGATTATCTCAATAAGTTCGTCGATCGATTTTCCGGAATTCTCGGCTGCTTTTAGAAGATCTTTTTGTCTTTGGGCCGCTTGATTTTTCTTAGCTTTTCGTTCTTCTTTAAGCTGTTCTTTATAAGCTGCTTCACGTTCAGCTTCGAGGGTTTCCTCAAGCGCCTTTACTTTTTCGTCAAGTTTTGCGGCTTTTCTAGTGTAAACTCGTTCAATTCGTTTTTCTCTGGGCATTGTGATACATCCGATCTAAATAGTGTAGGAACTGATTCTATTTTACCACAAAAGAAAGGAAAGTAAAGATGCCTAAGAGAAAATATTCCGAGCTTGTACGAATTGCAAGTTTTAACGATAGACTTCGTTATCTCATGCTTTACGGACGAGTTGGGGAAGATACGTTTGGTGTTGATCGTTATCTCAATCAAGATTTTTACGTATCGAAAGAATGGAGAGACTTTAGAGATTTTATCGTCACTAGAGATAGAGGCTGTGATTTAGCTCATCCTGACTTTCCGATAAGTGATTGGGATATTGGTAACGGTCGGAAAATTCGGCCTAAAATATTTATCCATCACTTAAATCCCCTCACGAAAGAAGATATTTTGCAGCATAGCGATAACCTATTTGATCCGGAGAATGTTGTTTGTGTGACTTTCAAAACACATAACATCATTCATTATGGTCACGAAGGATCAAAGAAAAGCCTTCTTCCGGATTTTTCAGATCGGACACCTTTTGACACATGCCCTTGGCGGAAAGGAGTTTTATGACTGACAGTATCCTCAATACCACAAAAAAGCTCCTTGGGATTGCCGAGGAGAATACGGAATTCGATCTTGATATTATCCTTCACGTCAATAGTGTTTTCACGATTCTTACGCAGCTCGGCGTAGGCCCGAGCAAAGGGTTTTTTATCACGGACGGCTCGGCAACATGGTCTGATTTCATTCCCGAAGGGGAAATGATGGAGGCTGTGAAGAGTTATATGGGCTGTAAGGTCAGGATGCTTTTCGATCCTCCGACGAGTTCTGCCACAATGCAAGCTCTTCAGAATGTGTGCAATGAACTTGAATGGAGACTAAATGTTCTTTGTGATTGGACCCAGTCTTATCAGCTCGAAATCTCTGATGCTCTTAGCTAAATTGAATCTCAAAAGAAAGGGCGGAATCTATGCAAGAATTTACCGTACAACTTTTTGACGATGGTTCCGCTCAAATTGGCGGGACGGGGGCAAATCTTGAACTTCGCTTTGGATATTCTAAGAATGCTCATATGTATTCTGTAAAGTTTATCCGAAGCAAGGAGTGGGAAGACCTTTACATCCGCGTTCACTTCCATCCTGAAGCTGATATTTACGATGTGGATCCGGTACTTGCCCAGAATAACATCGTGAACATTCCGGCTATGATTACCTCGATGCCGGGTAAGGGTAAGCTGACGATCGAAGGTACAGACGGGTATAAGACCATTACGAGCGCTGATATTCCGTATCGTGTGAGTGAAAATAGCGGTATCGACAGCGAGACCGATCCAGAGCCTGGTGAAAGTTCTTTTCAGCAGTTCGTCGATGCAGTAAAAGAGGATGCCAAAACCGCCGAGCAAGCGGCTAAAGATGCTGAAAGTGCTTTGGCAGAGACAAAAGAAGCAGCCTCTTTAGCTCTCAGCAACATCGAAACGGCCAGAACCAATGCTATTTCCGACATCGAGAAAATCGAGAGTGAAGTCAAGGGCGAAATTCAGGAGGATGTCGATTCTGCAAAATCTTCTGCGGAAGCTGCGTCTAAATCTGCTGAGGAAGCAAAGAGCGCGGCAGATAGTGCAAAGAAAAGTCTTTATGATCTTGAAACTGCGAAACAGTCTGCTCTGAGTGAAATTTCGAAAGAAAAGGATACTTCGGTTGGCGCTATTGGTAGTGCGAAAGAAAGTGCCTTAACTGAACTTTCCAAGAGCGCTAATTCCTCTATTCAAAATGTTAAACGGGCGGAAACGGATGCTATTGAAGCTGTTAAGGACGAGGCTTCTAGCCAGAAAACTGCTCTTAGTAACGCTTCTAACGCGGCCCTTACAAGTATTGACTCCGCCAAACAAGGCGCGGTGAAAGCGGTGGAGGATAAGGCTTCCGAGGAGTCTTCGGCCATTGATGAGAAAGCAGCGCAAGTTATCCAGAGCGTTCAAAATGCTGGTGACGCGGAGATTTCGGCAATCGGTCAGGCGACAACTTCTGGCATTGAACAAATTACCCAAAGCGCAGGTCAGCACCTTACTCAGATTGATTCTGCGGCCGATGATGCCGTACAGGATATTATGGATGTCAAAGAGGATTCGCTTGATGAATTCGAAGCGGTCAACGCACATCCTCCCATTCAAAATCCTGAAACAGGCAAGTGGCAGGTATATAGTGCTGAGACCTCCAGTTATGTTGATACCAAGTATGACTGGGAAGGCGGATATTACTCACCGAGTGTAGATAGTGAGGGGAATTTAACTTGGCAGGCGTCCAAAGAGGGAATGGATGATATTCCGTCTTCGAATATTCGAGGTCCGCAAGGTCTCGGTGTCCCGACGCCTACCACAAACGACTACGGCAAAACGCCCACCGTCAAGACCGACGGCTCCGCCTATGAGCTGGCCGGACCGTATGCGCCCCTTAGTGCGGCCATCCGCCCCACCGCCAGCGGCAACCCTGTCAGCATTGCCGACAGCGTGGAGTGGTCCCTGCAGGGCCTCAAGGTGTACGGCAAGAGTACGCAGGACGGTACGCCAAGCCCTGAGAATCCGGTGCCGATTGTGAGCGCGGGGGATGGGGGAAGCATTGTCTTGACCGTATCTGATGGCGCAGATCAGTCCCAATCCCTTACCCTCTCCACACCGAATGGCCTACCTGGCATCCCCGTTGATTCAGGCGGGAACTATACGGACAGCATAGGGCAGCAGTTGATTTGCGATGTGATGGATTTTAAATCTGGTCTGTTTTACAGCAATGTGGTTTATTTTGATTTGTCGTCTCATGCTGACGCCATGTGGTACACTTGGGGTGTGTCAAATGGCGCGGAAGGATTGACCGGCTTTTTTATGTACATTTCCGACGAAACAAAAACAGATATAGATTATAAAATAATATCTAACATTTTGCCGTTTTCTGGAAATCCGTTCGGAGGCGCAGCAGTCGGCATTGGCATCGGAAATGCTAACACGGCAACGCCTTATTTAATTTGCACCGTACAAAACACGGATTTAAGCGACGTGTCTTCCAACGACGCGGCGGTACAAAGCTTTAAAGATTTTTTAAAAGGCAAACGGTGTTACGCGTTGAGCGCACGCCATGCTGCTGTTACATCTCCCATTCCGCCTGAAGAACTTGCCGCCTACCGCGCCCTCCACACCTACGACGGCACCACCGTCATCAACACCCCCGAGGATGTAGCGGGATTGGAAGTTAGGTACGTAGCAAACGCACAGAAGTACATTGACGATCGACTGGCCGCGGCGGAATCGCATATCCAGGAAATCGCAGCCGCACAACTCAATGCCCAGACAGGAGGTTGATACCATGACCCTGAGTTATCGGACCATCAAAGAAGAAATCGAAGCCGGGCGCTATACGGTCAAGCGCGCGCTGGAGATCATCGGCGTACAGCACGCCCGCCAGCAGATCACCGACGACGAATACAATGAGCTGTATAGCATGGCCACAAACCTCGACGCCAACAACTCTGATGACGAGGCCGCCATCTGTACAAGGGATTCTGTCATCCAGCTTCACTACATACCGCATGAACTGATTGGCCATTATTTTGCGAAAGTGGAGGACACCGGGGAGTAACCGATGCTTTCTAACACCGCCACTCCGAAATACTACGGCCAATTCCGAGAAGCTGTCATGCGAGGTGAAATTCCGGTTTGCAGGGAAGTATCCATGGAAATGAATCGCATAGACGATCTCATTGCAAACCCAGGAGTTTACTATGATGACCGAGCAATGGATGGGTTTGTGGCTTTCTGTGAAAAAGAAATGACCCTTACCGATGGCTCGGATGTGCAGCTTCTGGATACTTTTAAGCTTTGGGCCGAACAGATATTTTGCTGGTTTTACTTTGTGGATCGAAGCGTTTGGGTCCCCAATGAAGATGGCTATGGCGGCCACTTTGAGACAAGACGAACAAAAAAGCGTCTGGTCAACAAACAGTATCTTATCGTCGCCCGAAGCGCAGCAAAGAGTCTTTATGAGACCTTTATCCAGGCATACTTTCTCAATGTCGATACTTCCACCACACATCAGATCACAACGGCCCCCACGATGCGACAGGCAGAAGAAGTCATGAGTGCTTTCTCAACTGCCATTGTCCGCTCGAGGGGGCCGCTTTTTACGTTTTTGACCGATGGCTCCTTGCAAAACACCACCGGCAACATCGCCAATCGCAAGAAACTTGCAAGTACCAAAAAGGGTATTCAGAACTTTCTGACGAATTCTCTTTTGGAAGTGCGCCCCATGGAGATTTCAAAACTTCAGGGTTTGCGAGTGAAATGTGCAACGGTGGATGAATGGCTTTCCTGTGAAATCAGAGAAGACCCGATTGGTGCTATCGAGCAGGGTGCGGCAAAGATCGACGATTATCTTATCCTGGCTGTGTCTTCTGAGGGTACTGTTCGAAATGGCGTCGGTGATACAATCAAAATGGAACTCATGAGCATTCTGAAGGGCGATTACATCAATCCTCATGTGTCCATTTGGTACTATAAGCTTGACTCTATTGATGAGGTAGCAAAGCCTGAGATGTGGCTCAAAGCGAACCCTAATCTCGGAAAGACCGTAAGCTACGAAACTTATCAGCTTGACGTGGAACGTGCTGAACAAGCTCCGGCCACGCGCAACGACATTCTGGCAAAGCGTTTTGGTATTCCTCTTGAAGGCTATACCTACTTCTTTCCTTACGAAGAAACGCTGCCGCATCCGCATAGAAGCTTTTGGCAGATGCCGTGCTCGATGGGTTGCGACCTTTCCCAGGGAGATGACTTTTGCGCATTTACATTCCTCTTTCCGCTTGGTCCTGATATGTTTGGCGTGAAAACCAGGAACTACATTTCTGAGTTCACCCTTTCAAAGCTCACAGCTGCTCTCCGAGAAAAGTACATGCAGTTCATGGATGAAGGAACGCTTGTTGTAATGCCCGGAACGGTTCTCGATATGATGGATGTGTATGATGATCTCGATGCGTTTATCGAAGGGAATCAGTACGATGTGCGTTGTGTTGGTTATGACCCATACAATGCAAAAGACTTTATCGATCGCTGGTGTACCGAGAATGGTCAATTTGGTGTCGTGAAGGTTATTCAGGGTGCGAGGACCGAAAGCGTTCCGCTCGGTGAACTTAAGAAGCTTTCTGCGCAAAGAAAACTTATCTTTGACGAAGGTCTTATGCAGTTTACCATGGGTAACTGTATTGTACAGGAAGACACGAACGGTAACCGCAAGCTTTTGAAACTTCGGTATGACGAAAAGATTGATGCGGTCGCTGCCATGATGGATGCTTATGTCGCATGGAAGCTAACAAGAGAAGCTTTTGAGTAAAAATCAAAATGGAGTAGAAAGGAGGGAATTTGTGGAAGTTTGGCAGTATAACGACACCTCTGAGCTTTATCACTGGGGCATTAAAGGCATGAAATGGGGTGTTCGTCGATACCAGAACAAAGACGGGACCCTTACACCTGCTGGTAAAAAACGATATGCTGAGGATGGTAGAGACGAAGATGGTCAAGAGCAGCAGGCGCAAAATTCGTCTTCGAAAACTCGTCGCCAGTCTATCAGTGACCTTTCCGATGAGGAACTTCGCACTATTGTGAACCGCAAGCAGAGTGAACGGCAGCTTCGCGATTTGCTTGACGCTGAGGAACGCTATTATAATCCTCCATCGCCGCAGAATACACAGCAGCAAGGGCAGAGCATGGTGAGCAAAGTCCTTCGCAATGCGGGTGAGCAGGCTCTCACCACAATGACGAAAGGCGCAATGCTTTATGCGGGTAGCACTTTCGTAAAGAAAGCACTTGGGAACCCCGATCTCGCTAAGGCGATGGCTACTGGTTCCATGGGTGGTCAGAAAGATGACAAGAAGAAAGACGATTAACCTTGGAGGAAAATCAAAATGGAATTGAATTTCACTTCCAGGGTTAAAAGCGCCTGGAACGCATTTTTTAACCGAGACCCTCCGAGGTCCTATTACGGAGGGGGCTATAGCTATCGGCCGTATTATCAGCGGCTTGGTGGCCAGACGGATCGAACGATTGTTTCGGCAGTTTATAACCGCATCGCAACAGACGCATCATCCATCTCAATACAGCATGTAAGGCTCGACGAAAATGGTCGCTACGATGAGACCATCGAATCGGGCCTTAATTCTTGTCTGAATCTTTCCGGTAATGTGGATCAGACAGGGCGCGCTCTCGTGCAGGATATTGTGATGTCGATACTTGATGAAGGCGTTGTAGCTGTGGTGCCAACTTGGACTGATGTGGACCCAAGGACGAATGCTTCGTACGAGATTTACTCGATGCGAGTTGGGCAGATCACCGAGTGGTTCCCAAAAGCAGTTAGAGTGAAGCTTTATAACGAAACAAAAGGCTATAAGGAGGAGATCGTGCTGCCTAAAAAGATGGTGGCCATTATCGAAAATCCTTTTTATGCTGTTATGAATGAGACGAATAGTACCATGCAGCGTCTTATTCGAAAACTTAACCTTTTGGACGTAGTGGATGAGCAGACGGGTTCTGGAAAACTCGATTTGATTATCCAGCTCCCCTATGTCATCAAGAGCGAAGCACGTCGTCAACAGGCTGAACAAAGAAGGTCCGAAATTGAGCGGCAGCTCTCAAGCTCTAAGTACGGTATAGCGTATGCCGATGGTACAGAGCGGATTGTGCAGCTTAACCGTAGCCTTGAAAACAATCTCTTAAAGCAAGTTGAGTACCTCACAAACATGATGTACGCGCAACTTGGTCTTACGCAAGAGATCATGAACGGTACAGCAGACGAATCGGCCATGACGAATTACTATAGCAGGACGATCGAACCAATTGTCTCGGCGATTGTCGATGAATTCAAGCGAAAGTTTCTTACAAAGACAGCTAGAAGTCAGCGTCAGTCGATCGTGTTCTTCCGTGATCCGTTCAAGATTGTTCCGATTAACACACTTGCCGAAGTTGCGGATAAGTTTACCCGTAATGAGATTATTTCGTCGAACGAGATGCGGCAATTTGTTGGTCTCAAGCCTTCGAAAGATCCTGCTGCGGATGAACTCCGTAACAAAAATCTTAACCAGTCCGATAATCAGCGTATTACGATGACGGCTGGAAAAGAACAAAATGAAAGACTATTAACTAAAGAGAAGGAAGGAGGGGCTGAAAATCAAAATGGAAGCAGTAGAGACGAATAGACCTTACGATTTTGCGGGCTGGGCTACGAAGAACGATCTTCGCTGTGCCGATGGCCGAACAATTCGTAAGGATGCCTTCGCTGATTGCGATGGTAAAAAAGTCCCCCTTGTTTGGAACCACAATCATGACGATCCCGAGGATGTTCTGGGCCATGCACTGCTCAAGAATACTCCGGAAGGGGTTCGCTGTTATGGATATTTCAATGATACGCCTTCTGGGCAGATTGCTAAACAGTGTGTAGAGAGCAGAGATATTACCAACCTGTCGATCTATGCAAATGGTCTTAAGCAGTCGGCCGCAAGAGATGTTCTTCATGGGAATATTCGGGAAGTGAGCCTTGTCCTTTCGGGTGCAAATCCCGGGGCGCTCATTGATGATATCGTGGTTCATTCGGAAGATGCAGACGGTGAGGCGTTTATCTATAACGATGACGACCTTGAACTGTATCATGCCGAAGAGGGGAAAGAAACTGGTACTGACACCAAAGAGGAGGGCGCAAAAGTGGCCGAAGAGAAGAAAGAAGGCAAAACTGTCAAGGAAGTCTATGACAGTATGACCGACGAACAGAAGGGCGTTTGCAACTTCCTTGTTGGTCAGGCCATTGAAGATGCAAAGAAAGACGAAGGCAAAAAGTCTGAGTCTAGTGAGGAGGATGATTCTGTGAAGCACAATGTTTTCGAAGGCGATACCCCCGACAACAGCCTCCAGCACGCGGCTGATATCAAGGCGGCAATCGCCGATTCTAAGCGCTATGGCAGCATGAAGGATTCGTTCCTGGCCCACGGTATTGATCAGCTGGATTGGCTGTTCCCTGATGAGCGTGAACTGAACACTCCTCCCAAGATTCTGGATAACGACCAGTCTTGGGTTCGTACTGTTATGAACGGCGTTCACCATACTCCGTTCAGCCGGTTCCGCACTACCTTCGCGGACCTGACCGAGGATGATGCTCGGGCCAAGGGTTACATCAAGGGCAACTTCAAGAAGGAGCAGGTGTTCAGTCTGCTGAAGCGCTCTACCGCGCCGACCACCGTTTACAAGAAGCAGCGAATGGATCGGGACGATATTATCGACATCACCGAGTTTGATGTGGTCGCCTGGCTGAAGCAGGAGATGCGCTACAAGCTCGACGAGGAAATCGCTCGGGCAATTCTGATTGGCGACGGCCGGCTGTCTTCTTCCGATGACAAGATCGACGAGAACTGCATCCGGCCCATCATCTCCGATGAGGATTTGTTCACCATCAAGCTCCAGGTCGATGTGGCTTCCAGTGATGATGCCGACACTAAGGCCAAGAAGGCTATTCGTGCCATCATCAAGAGTCGCAAGGATTACAAGGGCAGCGGCAATCCGACTCTGTTCACGAGTGAGGATACCCTGGCTGATATGCTTCTGCTTGAGGATGATATTGGCCACACCCTGTACGCTGATGAGGCGGCTCTCGCTCGTAAGCTGCGTGTGCGCAATATCGTCACTGTTCCTCAACTTGAGGGCTATAGGGGTCCCAAGGGTGGCGATTTTGTTGGCCTGATCGTCAACCTGGCCGACTATACTGTTGGTGCTGATAAGGGCGGTGCCGTCAACATGTTTGATGACTTCGACATTGACTACAACCAGCAGAAGTACCTGATTGAGACTCGGTGCTCTGGTGCTCTGACTGTTCCGTTCTCGGCTATCTCGGTCGAGTACAAGGTCGGCACCTGATTTTTCATACAAAGAAAGTTAGGAGGTACTAACTAATGGGTTGGAAAGAAACTCTGGACACTTATCGCGAGGAGAAGACCCCGCAGGCCGAGGCCGTTTATGAGAAGGGCAAGGATGTCCATGTCCGTAAGTATATGGCCTATGGCGATACCACCGACTCGAAGCTCTATGGCGATGCCGCATTCCAGAAGGTACTGAACTCCGACGACGTTTATAACGCCGCTATGTTCGGCACCCTGGTTATCTTTGACGGCACCAACTACAACGTGGTCGTGAGCTTTGTCAAGGACAGCTACAAGACCGTCGATGGCGCTTCGACTCCGGCTGGTAAGACCTGGACCCTGGCTACCGAGCCGAAGAGCGAGGAGTGAGAAAATCAAAATGGAGGAGTGACTCATGGCAAAATGGGCAGGGGTAATTGGTTTTGTAGATGAAACCAAAGAAACAGCCCCAAGTGTATACAAAGAAGAATTCATCGAACGGAAGTATTATGGGGACGTAGTGAAAAATAACCGCCGTCTAGTCACAGCCGACAAGGTGAATGATGATATTTCTGTTCAGAATCAGCTTTCTATTGTCGCGGATCCATATGCCATGAATCACTTTTACTCCATGAAATACGCTACGTTTTGTGGTGCAAAGTGGAAGGTAACGGACGTTCAGGTCGAACATCCACGACTTACCCTGACGCTTGGAGGGCTTTGGAATGGCTGATAAACGACTTGAACTAGACAGAACCTTGCGCAAAGTGATGCGGGAGATGGTGGGGCTAGAGAATGTATATTTTCAGCCACCGGCAAATCTTCTCATGAAGTATCCCGCAATTCGTTATGAGCGTAGCGACATTGAGAATACTCCGGCAGACGACCGGCCATATGCTCAACACACGTTTTACGATGTGACTGTGATTGATGAAAAACCCGATTCGCTTTTGGTATATGCCATCGCGAGTCTACCTCGGTGCCGCTATGGTCGGCATTACAAGGCAGATAATCTCAATCACGATACATTTACAATTTATGTATGAAGGAGGTAAATCTATGGCAGCTCTTGTTTGGGATGCTACCGGTACCCGTGAATTCGAAATGGGTACCAAAAAGGGCGTTCTGTACCCTTATAACCTTGAAGAGAACAGCTACGACAATGGCGTTGCTTGGAATGGCCTGACCGCTGTTACCGAGTCGCCTTCTGGCGCAGAGGCGACTGACCTGTACGCCGACGATATCAAGTACGCTTCGATGCGTTCTGCTGAGGACTACGGCATTACCATCGAGGCTTACACCTATCCTGATGAGTGGGGCCAGTGCGATGGTTCTGCTGAGGTTGCGACCGGCGTTCAGATTGGCCAGCAGGATCGTGTCATGTTCGCGTTTTCCTGGGTTACTACCATCGGCGACGATACCACCTCGAACAAGGGTTATAAGCTGCACGTTGCTTATGGCCTGACCGCATCGCCTTCTGAGCGTGCGTACACCACCATCAACGATTCTCCCGACGCTATCACCTTCTCTTGGGAGTGCGAGTCGAACCCTGTTAATGTCACTGGTCACAAGCCTACTGGTTGTATCACCATCGACTCGACCAAAGCTGATGCCGGTAAGCTGGCTGAGCTGGAGAAGAAGCTGTATGGCAGCGAGAGCGCGGAGCCGACTCTGGTTCTTCCCGACGAAGTTATCAGCATGATGACTTCTAGCGTCGGCGGTTAATCCCAAAATCAAAATGGAGTGAGGATACTCCGAAGGTTGTTCGAAGAGGGTCTGTTTTCTTAAACGGAGGCAGACCCTCTTTATTTTTTATATTGAAAGGAGAAACAGCAATGCTGAAGAAAACCGTTACCTACATCGATTTCGATGGCAATGAGCGCACCGAAGACTTCTTTTTCAATCTGACCGAGCAGGAGATTGCCGAGATGGAGCTTTCTACCGAGGGTGGCCTTGGTAATTTCATCAATAAGGCCGTCGCAGCGAAGAGCCAGGTGGAGCTGATCGAGCTGTTTAAGAAGTTGATCCTGGCCGCGTATGGCGTGAAGAGCGCGGATGGTCGGCGCTTTGTGAAGAACGACGCAGTGCGCGAGGACTTTATGTCTACTCAGGCATTCAGTGATATTTACATGGAGCTGGTACAGGATGCTGACAAAGCCAGTGCTTTCTTTAACGGTATTGTGCCGAAGGAGAAGAATAAGGCTCCCGTCGCTCTGCCTGCACGAAGCTAAGATATTTCGCCAAGGAGGATATGAATGCTTACCATAACGATTCCTGGAGATGAGGGTTGGGATCCTGAAAAAGAGGAATTTGTCTCGCTTTCCAGTCCAGTGACTTTGAAACTTGAGCATTCGTTGCTCTCTTTGGCTAAGTGGGAAAGTAAGTGGCACAAACCATATTTTTCTGAAGATAAGACGGACGAAGAAAAGATTGATTACGTTCGCTGTATGACAGTTTCAAAGATCGTTGACCCGAACGTTTACTACCGCCTTACCAAAGAAAATATGAACGCCATTTCAAGATACATCGACGATCCGGCCACAGCAACCAAAATTTACGATCTGCATAAAAAGCAGAATCAAGGTAAAAACGTCCCGAAATGGGCACAAAAGAAAAACATTCAAACGGCAGAAGTGTTTTATGCTGCTATGTTTGAATGCAATATTCCACTCGAATTTGAAAAACGACACTTAAATCATCTCTTGACACTCATTAAAGTTTGCCAAGAGCGTATGAACCCTTCCGACAAGATGTCAAAGCGAGATCAGCGTGAGTGGCAGCGTGCGCAAAATGCTGCTAGAAAGAGAAAACTTGGCACGAAGGGGTGATTTGAGTGCCGAAAATTATTGTGTTTCGACAAAAAGGAAATTTTCGGAATAGCGAAACATTCTTAAGGAAAGCTTCTCGGCTCAATATTAACCAAATATTAGAGCGATACGCAAAAGAAGGCGTTGAGGCTCTCCGAGAAGCCACATCGAAAAACACGGGGACCACCGCTAACAGTTGGTATTATAAAATCGAACGTTCGAACGACAGGATCGCGATTGTTTGGTCTAATTCCAATATTGTTAACGGGGTCCCCATTGCGGTGATATTACAATACGGGCATGGCACAAGAAACGGTGGCTATGTTGAGGGAATTGATTATATAAATCCGGCAATGAAACCGATATTTGATCGGATTGCCGAAAGGGCGTGGGGAGAGGTGATGCATAAATGAGCCGTGAAGTAGATCAGCGCGTTGTTGAAATGCAATTCAATAATGCGCAATTCGAAAGAAACACGAAACAAAGTCTTAGTACGATCGAGAAACTAAAAGCCGCGCTGAAATTCGATGACGTGGGCGATAGCTTTTCTGGGATAACCAAGGCGGCTAAAAATGTAAACCTCGAACCCGTCAGCGATGGTGCAAACGAGGTTTATTACCGGTTCAAAGCGCTTGATGTCGTGGCTGGGACGGTGCTGTCTAACATCACAGCGAAAGCAATGACGCTCGGATGGACTCTTACCAAAGCGCTCACCATCGATCCTATGAAGTCTGGTCTTGCTGAGTACGAGACGCAGATTAACTCTGTACAGACGATTCTCGCTAATACTCAGAAAGAGGGTACGAATCTCGCGCAAGTTAATGCGGCGCTTGATGAGCTGAATCGTTACGCCGACATGACCATCTATAACTTTACCGAGATGACTCGCAACATCGGTACGTTCACGGCGGCTGGTGTTAAGCTGGATACCTCGGTGCAGGCTATTAAGGGTATTGCGAATGTTGCGGCGATATCTGGTACGAATGCCGAACAAGCCAGTCGAGCAATGTATCAGCTTAGTCAAGCTCTCGCATCTGGTAAGGTTCGTCTTATGGATTGGGTGTCGATCGAAACTGCCGGCATGGGTGGTCAAGTTTTCCAGGATGCTCTGAAAGAGACCGCAAGAGTTCATGGCGTCGCAATCGACGAGATGATCGCAAAAGAAGGGACTTTCCGCGAGACACTTCAGTATGGTTGGCTTACTGCAAGCATTATGACCGAGACCCTTGCGAAGTTCACGGGTGATCTTTCTGAGGAAGAGCTCCGCGCGATCGGCTATACCGAAGAGCAGATTGATGCGATAATCAAAATGGGTGAAACTGCGAATAACGCAGCTACTAAAGTTAAGACTTTCACGCAGCTGATTAACACTCTCAAAGAAGCGGTGCAGTCCGGCTGGACTCAGAGCTGGGAGTACATTATCGGCGACTTTGAGGAAGCAAAAGAACTCTGGACTGAAATCTCGAATAGACTCCAGACCGTCATTAGTCAAAGCGCCGAGGCAAGAAATGCACTTTTGCAGGGTGGGTTACAGAGCGGTCTAAATCAGTTTATTGACCAGGGTATTACTGATTATTCTGATTTGCTTACCGATATGCTTGCTAAAATCGGTAAAGCATCCGGGGCTATTACAGACGAGGAAATTGAATCTGCTGGTGGTCTTGCGAAGACACTCAAATCCGGTTGGCTTAACGCGGAAATGCTTGAAAGTTCTCTTTTGCAGGTTGTAAAAGAAGCTAGTGATCTTTCCAAGCTGAGCGACGAGCAGCTTGAAAGCATGGGCCTTAGTCGAGAAAAAGTTAATGATATTCTAAAGCAGTTTACAGAATTAGAGGAAAAGGTTCAGGACGGAACCATTAGCATTGATGAATTTATTGAAAAGATGAATCGTCCGTCGGGTCGAGAAAATCTTATTCAGTCGCTTTTCAATGTGATGGATTCTTTCGGGAAACTCATGGGCACAATCAAAGGCGCCTTTGACGAAGTGTTCCCTCCGATGACGGCAGAGACTCTTTACAAGATTACTGAAAGCATCCGTGATCTAACTTCAAATCTTATCATCAGCGACGATACGGCCGACAAACTTCGTAGAACATTCAAGGGGCTTTTTAGTATCGCGAAAATTGGTGTTAACATCATCACTACTCTTGCTCGAGCTATCGGTAATACCGTTAGAGCAATTGGCAACCTTGGTGTTATCCAGGGAGCCGCGGGTCAATTCCTCGAAATTACTTCAGCGATTGGCGATTTTCTTTCTATGGTCGAAGAGGCCACAAGAGGTATTACGAAGATTGGCGGTGGGTTCGAAGCAGCTGCGAGTAAGGTTGATAGTGTAAAAGAAGCTTTTGTAACTATCGCGGAAGCCATAGATTCTAAATTTACAATCCCAGAATTTGAAACTCCTATTAAAACTTTAACCGCAAATTTTGATTCTATTTCGAAATCCATCAAAGATTTTGGATTTTCTGATAAAGTTGTTAGTTCTTTAGAAAAACTCATTACTCTGATTTCAACAAGCGGCGTTTCTGCTTTTACTGTTTTCAGTACAGCAGTTGGTGCTGCTTTTTATGTTATACGTGATATTTGCATCAATATTACTGAATTCATTCCGAAAGCAGTAAATGCAATTTTAGAGCTTCCTAAAACAGCAAGTAAAGCATTCAAAGAGTTTAGCGATGGGGTTTCCGAAGGTGCAAATAGAGTTATCTCAATGCTTGAAAAAGTAATGGAACCTTTTATCAAGCTTCGAGATATCGCTATAGAATCTTTGGAATCTACTACAAGTCTTGATATTTATAGAATTTTGTCGCTTTTGGACGTCGGTCTTCTTTCTGTTATGGTGGGCCAACTTGCGGGGTCGACTAAGAAACTCTCTGACGTGTTCAAGGACCCCGTAACCAAGGCTCTTGACTCCATTGCTGGGGCTTTTGACTCTATTTCTGGAGCCGTTAAGTCTTGGCAGCGTCAGAATACCATAAAGAGCATTCAGTATGTAGCAGTAGCAATGCTTGCTTTATCTGGTGCTCTTTATGTTATGTCTAAAATTGATCTTGTAAATATGGCCGCTGGGCTTGGAGCGATTGTCGTAATGACGGCAACATTTGTTGTGGCCATGAGTCAGTTCCGAAAATCTTTGGCTGATATTTCGACCGGCAAACTCGTAGGTCTTGCTACGATTATGGTTAGCATTGCTGGTGGAGCTGTGATATTGGCAAACGCGATATCAGAACTTATCAATGCAATTAAACCGTCTGGCGAAGAAGATCTTGCTACGAACGTCTTGATATTTGCAGCGGCAGTATCAGGACTCACAGTATTGATGGTAGCTGTCGGAAAACTCGCATCTATGATGAGTGGCACCAAGGCAGGCGTTATATTAACTGCGTCCGTCATGCTTATTTCGCTTAGCAGTACTCTCAAGATAATGGCAAGCGCGGTGTCTTCGTTGGCAACAATCAACGCTGGTGGTTTGGTCTCTGGATTATTGACCGTACTATCGCTTCTTTCGATGCTTACTTATGTTGTCGGGAAAGTTGATTTTTCTGGTCTTGGTCTTTTTAACGGGTTAGCGCTCGTCGGTTTTGCGACGTCGCTCTATATTGTAGCAAATGCTATTGGGAAACTCGCTGCCATACCTTCGAATCTTGCCGCTGGTGTCGCAAGTGTCGCTGCTGTCATAACTGGTATGAGCGCCGTTTCGATAGCGATGCAGGGCCTTAAGTTCACCTCTGGTGCGGCTATGATCGCTATGGCGACATCGATTCTTATTCTCTATCAAGCAATTAAGCAGTATTCGAAACTCAAGTTCAGCGAATTTGCTTCCGGTGGATATAAAGTAGCTGCGGCACTTACCGCTTTGACAGTGACTGCGATTGCACTTAGTCGAAACGAGGGTGGTGTTTTAGCTGCGTCGGTTGGACTCATTGCAATGTCGGCTGCATTGACAGTGATAGCTGGTGTGATCGAGCGATTTGCCAGTATTAACTTTTTGAGTGCAATACAGGGACTGGTTGTATTCGGGGCTACTCTCGGAGGACTGGTTATAGCTCTGACATCTCTTACCGCGCTTGGACCCGGTTTGACTGTTGCAGCATCTGCTCTTGGCAAAGTATCGCTATCGATGATGGGGATTGCTGCTGCCTTCATGATGTTCGGAACACTCGATTTCGGAACTATCGTGGGAGGAACTCTTGCGGTTGTCGCTGTTCTTGGCGCTTTGATCGGGGTCGGAGCTGTTGTCGGTAATATTCCAACGATAGCAGCGGGTCTGGTTGCACTAAGTACAGCGCTTAGTGGTCTTGCGAAAGTGTTCCTTAGTTTTGCAGCAGCCGCAGCGAGTTTGGCTCTTGCTTCCGCCGCTCTTGGCGTTCTTGCTATGTTCGCCGGTCCTATATCTCAAGCGATTGTTGGTGCTGCACCGGACATTGGTGAGGCTCTCATCGCTCTTATCACAATGCTGTGTAACGTAATTGCACAGATGATCGACCCGATTCTTGATACACTTGGCGTCGTCTTAGTATCTGTTGGTGAACATCTTGCGGCTGGAATAGCTGGCCTATGGTCTTATGTAGGGCCTGCTATCGAATCTTTGATCGATCAGGCAAAACAGTTCTGGTGGGACCATACGTTCGGTCATGACTGGTTTGGTATCGGGGCAATGATTTCCGACATGGGTGCTGTTTGGAGAGGCGACGCCGAGGCAGCAGGCGAGTATGTTGCTCAAGGGTATGCGAAAGCATTTGACGAAGACGAGACTGCCGCGGATGCTATAGAGAGTTTCGGAGCAAAACTCCTTTACACTTTTAGACGACTTTTCGATATCGCTTCTCCTTCGAAAGTTACCGAACAAGATGGTGAGTATGTAGATGAGGGTTACGCGCTCGGAATTCAAAATGGAACTCCTGGAGTAGAGGCTGCCGCAAGCACAATGGCGAATTCCGCCGCAAATGCTATTAACACCGGGGACCTCGCCGCAAAAGAGGCTGGCGCTGGGATCAGCGAAGCTGCCGCAGAAGGAATTTCGGAAGGCGCTGAGAATGCTAATACCGCGGCGACTGATATGGCCGAGGGTATTAACAATGCGCTTTTGGATTCCGGGTTGCTCGAAAATGCATATCACTTTGGCGTACTTATCCCCCAGCAAATTCAAGCTGGTATGGAAGCGGCTACAAAGTATATGCAGCTCAAAGACAATCCTCTCGTCGATCAGGACGCTCTTAAAGAAGATACTCGCAATCAAATTCTTCTTGGCGGAAAAGGCAAAACTAGCGATGGCGATGCATTATCTGATGTTCTTGGTGGCGCTGGTGATGCTATAACCGGTTTCTGGGATAGCCTCGGTCTCGGCGATACTGGCCTTGTGTCTGACGCCGCAAAGAAAGCAGCCGATGAGTATTCTAGTGCTGTGGATAGTGCTCTTTCTAGTTCTTCCTCTGGTTCCTCCACAAAGAAAACCCCTGCTGAACTCGTAGAAGACAAATACAAAGAACAATTAGACGCTAACAAAACTTTGCAGGAAATTGCTGACGCTGAGTACGAGCTCTGGATGACCGAAAATCAAAATGGAGCCGATGCAAACGAAATTCTGGCAAAGAAACTTGAGCACACTCAGTCCGAAATTGCAACACAGACGTCTCGTGTCGAAATTGCCCAGGCGAAATATGACGATATGGTCAAAGCGGTTGGGGCCGATGCCGAGGAAGCAAAAGAAGCTTATGCGGCCTTGCTTGAGGAGAAGAACACACTCGCAAAGCTTCAGGCCGACCGGTATTCTGATCTTTACGAGGAAGTTCTCAATCGTTTGTCGCTTGAGTCTGACCGAATCAGTGCGGAATACGAGCTCTGGACCGAATCCAATCCTGGGGCTTCCGACGCCGAGAAGACCAGCCGAAAAGTAGAAAACATTACCGATCAGCTTGCCAATAGTGCAGATCAGCTTGCCTATGCTGAAAAGCAATACCAGACTCTGTTCGAGCAGTATGGCGAGAGTGACCTTCGTGTAATGGAAGCGAAGAACGACCTTCTCGAAGCCCAGCTTGACTATCAGAAGAAAAATAACGAACTTTGGGAAGCCCAGCTCGAAGAATTCGACAACATGATGAACGTCATCGATAGAGAAAGTCAGTATTTCCAGTCTCGAACTGATATGCTGGCGAAAATCTACGATGATGGCGATCTTTCCAGTCGTTCTGAGGACTATATAAACGCTGTAGAAACTTACGGAAAAAATAGTCCTGAAGCGATGCGAGCAAAGTACCAGGGTTCTGCCAATGGTGTTCTTTCTGTTGGTGTGGCGCTTCGCAATATGGCAGATCAGCTCAGAAGAACCAATGTCTATCAGGCAAAGTACAATGAGCTCGTCGCTGAAGGAAGTAATGCTACCGAGGAAGAAATTTACCAGGCACAGCAGAATCTTCTTGCGAGTCAGTCGGCGTTCCTTGAATTTGCTTCCGACCTTGCTGATGGCTTTGATATGGACGAGGAAGCAAAGAGCATCACAATGCGGCTTGCCTACGCCCTATCCAATAACTGGTCTACTGTGTATGGCGGGTTCAAGAAAATCTGGGATCAGGTGGCAGCCAAATCTCCGAAGCTGACCCAAAATCTCGAAAAGGTCTTTGGGGATGCTTTTAGCGAAGAAGGTGTTGAAATAGGCACTGGCATAGTTTCGACCGTAACGTCGGCTCTTAGTGGCGATACGGGCGGAGCTTTAGCGAGCGGTCTTAACACGATTTTGTCGTTCCTTGGCAGTAGCATGGGTCAAAACCTCATTTCGACCTTAGGGACCGCTATCACAAATGGTCTTCCTGAAATTGGTGCTATTCTCAGTAGTATCTTTGACGGTACCATCTTAACGGCTATCGGAGAAGGTATCTCTACTCTCGTCGGAACAATTGGCGGTGGTGCTGGTCTTGCTGGCGTTGTCGAAACGGTAGGCGCAGCGCTTGGCAGCATTGGGCTTGCAATTCCGGAGCTTCTCCCGATCATTGCGATTATCGGTGCCATTATTGGTGCGATTGCGCTCTTGATTAGTAACTGGGATGAGATTGGCGAATTCTTCAATAATCTCGTTCAAGGTTTCATCGACGTTGGCAAAAACATTGTCAACGGCTTTATCGAAGGGATTAAGAGCGCTTGGAACGCATTTACCGATTTCATCGGAGGCCTCTTTGGCGGTGTCGTGGATTTTGTAAAGGGAATCTTCGGCATCAATTCGCCTTCTACGGAATTCATTAAGATTGGTAGCTACATCGATGAGGGCTTTGCAAAGGGTATTCGAGATAGTGCTTCCGCCGTCACTTCGTCGATGGACGATATGACTTCGAGTGCTATGGATTCTGCTTTGCGAGTCAGCGAAATGATGCACGATACCCTTGCGAATACCGATGGTTTCGCTACTGAGATTACGCCTGTCGTCGATTTCTCCACGCCAAAGGACACATCCAATTGGTATTCTTCGAGTGTGGCTGGTTACGGCAAAGACGACGCTTGGGGTAGTCGTTCTTCGGCGCTTGCGAGTGAAGTGACCGTGCAGAAGAATCAAAATGGAAAATCCGATAACGATTCTAGTCGTTCTGATGTTGTTGCTGCTATCGATTCTTTGGCTGATCGAGTTGTTATGATGGGGCAGTCCATTGAAAATATGCAGATTGTTCTGGACTCGAAGAAGCTCGTCGGCGGTATTTCCGGTCAAATGGATTCGGCTCTCGGCGTAAGGGCCGCTAGAGCTAGGAGAGGAGGGTGATTGAATGATATTTTACTACGAGGGAAAACACAGTGTCAAATTTGATGACTATGACTCCTGGGCAGATTGGCATTTGATCCCCAAAACTCGTCCTGTGATAAATCCTCCGACAGAAAGAACGAGTTTTGTTACCGTTCCCGGCAGGAATGGCAAAGTTGATCTTTCATGGGCTTTGACTGGAAGGCCTGTTTATGACAATCGTACTGGCAATATTGACTTTTACGTGGATAGTAATAAATGGAATGGTTGGCATACTGCTTATATGACAATCATGAGCGCTTTGCAGGGTCATCGGTCTAAGGTCATTCTTTCCGATGACCCTTCTTTTTATTATGAAGGCATGATATGGGTCGATAAATGGACCAGCGACGAAAGGAACTCTACGATTAGTCTAAAATATGATCTTTACCCGTTCAAGAAACGTATAGTCTTTAACGAAAGTGATTGGCTTTGGGACCCGTTTGATTTCGAGAATGGTGTCATTGGCAATAGTGTCTTTGGAGAGGAGGTGCTGTGATGGCGTATAAAGTTTACTATGGCTATATTGATAGCTCTAGCGAAACTGGATATCTTGATCACTACGTATGGACTAGCAGAACATTGATTTACGACACTGCTAATGCAGATGACAACCATTACCTTATTGATCCGGTTCTTACTATGGCCGCTAATGAAGCCGGGTCGTTTGAAGCGGATGTTCCTAATAGTAATGTATGCTGGAATAGCCTTACTTTGATGCTTGGAATTATTGAAGTTGAAGAAGATGGCGATATACTTTGGCAGGGTCGTATTACTCAGATCAATACTGATTTTGATCTCAATAAGCATATTTATTGCGAGGGTGAACTTTCGTTCCTTAATGATTGTGCTATTGAGGTTAATTGGGACGATTATATTGGACTTTCTATCGGTGCCGGTACTTGGGGTTTTTACCCCTTTAACTATTTTATAGATCTTATTCATTGCAATATATCAAGCGATGGCAAATATATTTACAATGGAATGCAAGATAGATTTGATTCGTTAAACGCTGTCGATCAGGCATACGAAAGCGAATGTGGTTCTTTGATAGAAGCTTCGACGAGTGATACGAATATAACTGTTGATGATACTAAGTATAAAAGCGCTTGGGAAGGTTTGACCTCCGATGTGCTTGACGGTATGCTTAGTAAATTTAGCGGTTACACCTTCGTCACATTAAATCGAGAACACGATTCGCATGGGTATCGTCGTGTTATTGACTTAATGGTTGTCTCTCCTGACAGTTATCGTTCTACATACGGCGATCTCATGATGGGTCGAGGTCTTGATGAGACTACGAATCAGAACATTGAATTTGGTAAGAATCTCATTGATATAGACGTAGAGGTTGGTATTCAGGATGATCTTGTAACGGCAGCATATGCTTATGGTTACGAAACTAAAGGTTGGTGGATATTTAGAAATACTACCGCCATTAGCGGGTTTTATGTTGATCCGGTTTCCTCTGCAAAGTATGGGGTAATTCAAAAAGCGTTTTCTGTTGATGGTGTAGATTCTACTACCACTTCTTTGACGCAAGCCGCAACAGATTCTGTTTCTGGTAAGGCCGCCACAGAGTATCAAACTATTAAAGTCAAAGCGATTGATCTTTATGACGCCGGGGAAGCAAGTGATCATCTTCGTTTCATGAAGTTCACGAACATTATATCCGAACCTCATGGTATCAATAGAAGAATGCTTTGCACTGGGTGCACGATTCCTCTTGACAAGCCGGATCAAAAAGAATTTATCTACGGTTCAACAGTAAAGCGTTTTACAAAATCACAAAGCGTGACCAATTCTCTCGCGGATAAAAGTTACAAAATGAGTAGGACTACAATGGATTATGTCACTGATTCCTAATCTGAAAGGAGGGCATAAATCAAAATGGCGAATTTGTCTAACATTATCAACACCATTCGAACTGCTATTTACGGTAAAGACATGCGTGAGGCTCTCGCGCAAGGGTTTGAAGCCATTGACGAAGAAATGGAAGGCGGTATGGGTGGCGGTTTTGTCCTCATGGAGTCTTCTCTTCCGACCGGTCAGCGCAAACCGAATGTTCTGTATGGTTTGATTGTCGGTAATTTTGATGACGAAGGGCCTGAAGCATGAGTACGAGATATATTTGGGGTAAGTATACGTCTGAAAAACGATGGACTGAAGGAACTCAGTTGGATATGGATTCCGTATGGGTTCCATACTCGTCGAAAGGCAGCGCTTATCCATATTACATGGTGGCGTGTAAGTCCAAGCCGACTCTCAACAGAACCGATGGCTGTTTTGAGTATTCTGGAGAATACTCATTGACGTCAACTATGTCGTTAGTTAGTGAATCTAATAAATTCGGGACAGACGAATTTCCGTACGTTATGTTTTCCGATCAAATTCATTTCACTGGCGAATCGGATAACGATAGCCCCATTACCAAAACGCATAATTGCTTGGAATACATTTATCGGCGTTATCTTCATGCTTATTGGCGTTATTTTATGGATAGTAATGCGCCTAGTGATAGAAAACCGTATTGTCTAAATTGCATTTCGAAAAACGATGCAAATGACACTTATCATTTTTACTATTGCGCTCGCACACAGCGTGATTACCCCGATGAATTCCAAAATTGGGTTTCCAGCGCTAGGTCCTCAGAGTACCCCAGTTATGATCTTGATGACGATGGATATTTCTACTACGCCGAAGATCAGGACATTATCGATCCTTCTTCGGTAAATTTACCAGAAAGTATTCGTTATAATTCCGACATCACAATCTCTATAACTCCATCCAGAGACGCTCAAACGAACCGCTATGGCAATATCACTTATACTTATCAATATAAGTTTGATAATGGAAGCTGGACGACAATTGAGACTACCTCCGAAACATCAGTGGAGCTTCATATCCCCTCAGACAAGTCTTCCATCCAGGCTAGAGTTTTAGCGCAGGATGACATTGGTTTTACTTCCTCTACTTATGTTCTAAGCTCCACCGTTAGCATTTATGCTTCCGATCCTCCGTCTGCGCCTTCTTCCATCAGTGTTGATCGCACGGTCGAAGGATTCCCAACGACTGTCACAGTTGGCGAAGCTACTGATACTGACGGTACGATTGCAAATTATATTTTTGAACGAAAGACCCAATACGGTGATTGGACTCAGGTTCAGTCGTCAGCGGATCTGACCTTTGTGGATAATCCGAGTGGCAGTTGGGGAACCGTTCAGTATAGAGTTTGCGCGGTTGATAACAGCGGAACGAAAGGGCCGTATATTACAAGTGAAGTCTATACGGTTCTCACCGATGTCATCGTCATCATGGGTCCGTTGAAGAAAGACTTTGGCGTAAAAATTGGGAATTTCAATCTATCATTTTATGTGATTGTCGCAGGAGATACTTCAGCTACAGGTATTACTGTGGTCGTCAAAATTGATAGTCAGCAAACATTTACTAGTACTGTAGATACGGAAGAACTTGTAACCAGTACAGTTGAAGTAACGAACCTATCTGAAGGTCAGCACACAATAACAGTTACAGCATCCAAGGGGGGATATACTACGGCTAATGAAACTTATACTTTCCGGATCGAGGGATTGACGCTTCCCGAGGGCGGCAATGCCGTTCAGTTCCAGGATTCTACCGGAAAACCCGTTATTCCCATCAGTCGAGCAGAGGCTATCCTCTTTTCAGATGGTAGAACTCTCGCAGAAGTAATACAGTCCCTTATGAGCTAAAAGAAAGGAGCTAACTATGACTCTGTTTGAAGTCACTAAGATGGCCATTGACATGGAGAACGTCATTACCGAGCTCAATGCCCTGGCCGAGCGTATCGACGTCATGTTCCTGGTCGGCAACAAGTTCGAGATGGACGAGTATCTGGAGCTGGTTGACATGGTGAATGAGAAGATTACCCAGCTGACCCCGACCGACGAACCCGAGCACAGTGGCACCGGCGAGGATACCGGCAAGGACGAGACCGGCGG